ACCTAACCATTCTTCTATTGTGTTATAATTCTCCCAGCTTTCTTCACAATGCATACAATTTTTTTCATATTCATAATTTTTTTTATCTTTCTTTCTTTTAACTTTTATTATTAATGGCTTATGGTCTTCTGTTATGTTTTGTTCTATTTTTTCAGGAATTATACTTTTTCTTTTTATTTTTTTTGTTTTCTCTAATTGTAATAAAATATTTTTCATATCCTGCAATTCTTTTTTTGTTGATTCTTTTGATTTTTTATTATCTTCCAATATTTTATCTTCTCTACTTATCCATTCCTCTTTAAATTTTGTAATATCTGTTTCTTTTTTTAACTCATCTTTAATATTATCTAATTGCTTATCAAATTCTTCTTTTTGTTTTTCAATCATATTCTTTATTGAATTTATAATTTCTTTTTGATTTTCTGCTTTTGGTTGAACTAGTTGTTTTGCTTTTTGTGCCACAGGTTTAGGAAAATTAGCATTCTGTCCTGGAACAATCGGTTGTGGTTGTGCCTCCAATCTCTTTCGTTCTTCTTCTTCCTTCTGTTCTTGTTCCAATTTTAATTTTTCCCATTCATCTTGGTCAAACTTTAATAAATTAGCCATTTCATTTTCTAACATTATATTCATTGCCCCAGATATAGTTGGTGATTTCATCATTTCAGCAATTAATCCCATTCTTGCTTCAACTTCCATAACACTTGGTGTCCCCCATTCAAATTCAACGTGAATATCTGTTCCATCTTTCTTTTTATTAAAACCATTTGCATTAAGAATTCTTTTAAATATTTTTTGCTCAATAATCTTTTCTAATTCTGCTTGTATAGACATTATCCTTCTTTGAAATGCTTCCATTTGAACCTTTGCTATTCCTTCATTAATATTAGACATTCCCATAATAACTGCTGGAATTTGGAATGAATATAATAATAATTCCATATCATTCTTTAATATTGATTCAAACTTATCACCAACTTTTCCAAAATCAACAACACTTAAATCAACTAAAGGATCTGTTGCCCAATTAGTCTTCTTACTCATAATTTCCATCTTTTTTCCAAATGCATCAACATCAGAAGGTTTAGGAATAATTTTTGTATTACCATCTACCTTTCCTAATTTAGCATGAAGAGGACTATTTGCCTTTCTTTCGGCAATATAATGCATATCTCTATTCATCCCTAAAAGATTATCAATTAATTGTAATGCAGAATAACCAATCCCAATTCCATAAGCACAATCTCCAACAACATTAAATGGCACATGAGCAATATTATCTGGATCTTTAAAAGGAATAACTTTTTGTTTATCAAACTTTTTAAATGCTCCTTTATATTGATTATAACTTTTAATCTTTCCTTTATTATCTCTAACAACATACATATAATTTGCATTAAGTAACTTTAATCCTTTAACACCATCTTTTTTATTTCCACCAATTTCAAGAAAACCATTTCCTTTCATTAATGCTTCTTTTGTCCACGCTCGCAATATAGTATCAAAATTAACATCTGTCATAAAACTATCTATAATTTTTTTTGATCTTTCGTCATCACAAGTGACATAGAAACCAGGACCCACAACAAAGTCAACATACTTATCAACAACCGCAGTAAAGAAACCAAATTGTTTATAAAGTTTCTCCATTATCATAAAGTCAAAAGGATGTTCTTCACCAAGCTCTACAGGAAACTTGACTTTATTTTGTTCAACCTCTCCCTTAAATTGTTCTTTTAAATTAACAATATTCATTTCATTAAGACTTGATAATGATGGTTTATATTTCAAATCTATTTCAGATAATTCTTTTGGTTTAAAAACATTCCACATATAAATTATAAATTAATTTTATTTTTAAAATATTATTTATAAATTATATAATTAAATATTAGAATAAACTTGGACTCCATCCACTTTCATCTTTGCATGCCCAACAAGCAAGAGCAAGAGCATCAGGATAATCGTCATGTCCCTTTTCGCTATGATGTATTTTCAAGTCGCCACTTGCCATAATTTCGTATCTTAAATCTCTTAATTGAAATATCAATTTTTTTGTTTTATCATTTTTTGGGAATTTAATTTTTCCTTGTGACATTAACTTCTTCAAATTAGAATAGATATCCATCTTCATTTGAGTAGTAAATCTTATTGGCTCAACTCTAAAATCATCAACAACATTACTACTTAACGTTTCTCTTAAAAAATCAACAGGACCTTCTCCCATTCCAGTTTTATCCATACATATTTTAAAATAATTATATTTCTGATCTAATATCTTTACCATTCCAACAATTTCTCTTGGTTTATTTTTTACAAAAAAATCAATATCATGAATTACTATTACACCTCCATGAGTCATTACCGAAATAAATACACTTTCATCTTCACCTTCTCCTGCTATATCAACACCAAGGGCATAAGTAAATCTTGGAACAATTGACCTTCCTAATTCATAATCATCAAAACATGCTTCTATCAATTCCTTTTTAAAATAAGCATCTCTATCCTCTATAAAATTTCCATAAATCTCACATTGAACATACTCACTATCCTCACCATATTCTTTTATATCTTTTTCTATTTCTTTAACTCCCTCATCACTTAGATATGGATTATCCTTATAATTATAATGGAAGCAACCATAATCCTCATCACCCTTTTGTCCTCTCATCCACCTTAACCAAACTTCACCTTTACCCCAAGGAGTTGTTGTTTCCCAAACTGGAGCACCAAAATCATAAATAAGTGGTTTAATAGCATTCATCGCTCCTTCTTTTATAAATGCACTTTCATCAAGAAATATTCGTTCATATGCTTCTCCTCTTAAACTATCCGGATTATCTGCTGAACCAAACTCAATACAATTTCCATTCTTAAATATAATTTTCGGAGGATTTAATTTATAAGAATCAATATCATGCATCATCTTAGCTTTTGTCATAAGTTCATTAATCTTATGATAAACAATTAATGTCTGCTTGTAGATTGGTGCAATAACCATTTGCCTCTTATAAATATTTAATACTGCACCTCTAATCAATTCTCCCGCTATCATTTGACTTTTTCCAGACCTACGACCACATACAATAATTTTATTCTTATGAGGACTTAATAGAACTTCTTCTTGCTTTTTATGTGGTTTTTGTCCAAGATATGCCCATTGAAATCCAACTGGATCATAGAAATCTTCTGATGTAAGTTCAATATCCCTTATATTCTTCATACCCATAATCTCCTTTTCTATGAATTTCGTCATGACAATCTTTACATAATGGAATAACATCAATATCTAATTCTTCTTCACCAATATTATTATAATTCAAATGATGCAATTGTGTTGCTTTTGCACCACATTTAGAACAAGTCCAGTTTGCTTGTTGCATTATAAGTTTTCTTTTTTCTTTCCATTCTTCTGATTTTAAATATTCTATATATTCACTTTTATGCATTTTTTCCAACAAAAATTTTCTTTTTCTTCCATTCTTTCAATCTCTCCAAAACAGCATCTGCAGTTAAGTCTATATTAACATTTACACTTTGTTGAACAGGAGGATATAGATACTTCATATAATCCAAAATCTTATTCATAAGTGTCATAGCATCTCTGACATTCTCTTGTTTTAACTTTCGAGGATTGTCAACTTCTAATTTAGTGTCTTCTTTAAGAATTTTTTTCAATATGTCAAGAATTTCATTTAACTCACCAACACATTTCTCTTTTGTCCAAGTAATCTTCTTTGGAACGCCTTTAATTCTTGAACGATATTCATCATCAACTTCTCTCGGACGAGAACCAAAACCATAATTCTTTATATTTGGATTTCCAGGAGTTGGTTGTCCTTTTACGCCAACCATTTTAATATATATTTATATATTTTTTAATTAAAAATATATATTTACTTCTCCTTTTTATCTTTTTTATTCTTGTATTCTTCTATTGGTATAAAAACACTTATCCCATGTCCCCTTTTCTTACATCTATAACTCAAAGTGTGTCCAATAGTAATTTGCATTTTAGTTCCTTCAACAAACTTCTCTGTAACATCTTCTTGATCTTCAATAAACACAAACCTGTCATCGTCACCATACTTTTCCAAATTGCTAAAATCAACTTTTATCTCTTCAACTTTAACAAATCCATGTCTTCTTTCAGATTCTCTTTCTGCTGACTCTATCTTATCTCTAAATTCCAACCTTGCACATTGTTCATCAAAAGGTTTTCTTTTCTTTAAAAACTTTTGTGCAACTTCAGCCAACTTTGCGTTAAATGTTCTCATTGGATTAACTGCTCCAATATCTGTATAATCTTCCATTTAATTTTTCTCCAATTTAATTTCCTTTCCTTTCTTATCTTTCATCTCCTTTTTCTCTACTCCATTCCTGATTTGGTCTTGTAAAATATTTATAACATTTTTAACCAACTCTAATTCACTAACATATTCTTTCTTCTGTTTCTTAAAATCTCTAACATTCTTCAAATGATTCATTTCTAATCCCTTATCAAGCATTAAATTATAATAATCAATTTGATAATTTAACCATTCAGCTTCTTCTTTTTTAGCATTTAATCCTTTAATAGCCATTGCTAATTCTTTATCTTTTAATTTTCTTTTCATATTCTTTTTATATTAACCTCCCTTCT